CTTTAGAGGAAGCTATAGACTTGTATCGTGTGTCTGCTGTAGACTTGCGCCAGCTCCACTTAGAGCAAAAGGAGTGGCATGAATACACAAGAGACTATGGCTATGAAGGAGCTGCGAGAAAGCGATGATGATTGAAATAGGTGAGAGTGGTGTGATCTTGTGTTCTACAAGGCAGGGTGTTGGTGTTGACTTACAGTTTTTAGGACGTGCTACGACACCCATCATGCTCTTCGATGACTATGGTGACACTATGCTCTGTGGATTGGAGGGTGTACATATACGTCTACCCTTCTTTGAATTTAGTATTGGTATTTTATATGAGGCGGATAATGGATAACTATGAACAAACACACCAACCATGTGATGACTGTGGGTCATCGGATGCAAAGACATACTACGATGACGGGGGAAGCTATTGTTTCTCATGTCAGAAGTACACCAAAGCCAGCAATGATGCACCAGCAGTGGTGTTGCCAAAGGTAGAGAAGGAAGGCATACCAAAGCAACCATTCACTGACATTCAGAATCTGCTGACGACTGGTGATTACTCAGGTATCACTGAGCGTAAGCTGACAGTAGCAACAGCTAAGATGTACGGTGTCCTGCGTACACCAGACAAGACATACTTTGCCTACTACGGTGAGGACTCAGACCTTGTGCCGATAGCTTCGAAGGTCAGACATCCAGACAAGAAGTTCCACACTGCCGGAGACTTCCAGAAGACATTGATGTTTGGTCAGCAACTATTCCCTGCTGGCAGTGCGAAGTCAATCACTATCACTGAAGGAGAGTTTGACGCTTGCGCTGTGTACCAGCTAACAGGCAGCAAGTATCCAGCTATCTCTGTCAGAGCAGGAGCTAGTGGTGCGCTGAAGGATTGCAAGGCTAACTACGAATACCTTGATAGCTTTGACAACATCGTCATCTGCTTTGATGCTGACGAGCCAGGACAGAAGGCAGCCAAAGAAGTAGCAGAGCTGTTCGGTGGCAAGGCTAAGGTTATCAAGCATCTCAAAGGCATGAAAGATGCCTGTGATTATCTTGTCGCTGACCATAAGCAGGAGTTCAACACTGTCTGGTGGGGTGCAGAGAAGTATGTACCTGACGGTATCATCAACGGTGCTAGTATGTGGAACGAAGTATCGAAGCCACTCAAGGGTGCAGACTTACAGTATCCATACTCTGGAATCAACGAGCTGACCTACGGCATCAGGCAGAGTGAGCTGATAACGATCACTGCTGGCTCTGGGCTTGGTAAGTCACAGTTCCTACGAGAGATTACCTATCACATCATGAAGAATAGCGAAGACAACATAGGTATGCTGATGCTGGAGGAATCTACACGCAAGACGGTAGAGTCTATGATGTCCCTGTCTGCCAACAAACCACTGCACTTGCCTGACATCAAGGCTACTAAGCAGGAGAGGAAGGAAGCATTCGAGGAGACTATGTCATCAGGAAGGTTTCACTTCTTCGATCACTGGGGTAGCTTGGGAGTCGATAACGTCATGGCTCGTATCAGGCACATGGCTAAGGCTCTTGACTGCAAGTACATTATTCTCGATCACATCACCATGATTGTCTCCAGTCAGGCTAACGGTGATGAACGTAAGGCTCTTGATGAAGTAATGACTAAGCTCAGGACGCTGGTTGAAGAGACAGGCTGTGCTGTGTTCGCTGTCAGTCATCTTAAAAGACCAGACAGCAAGGGGCATGAGGAAGGAGCAGTGGTTAGCTTGTCACAGCTCAGGGGTTCTGGTGCTATAGCACAGCTAAGTGATATTGTGCTAGGCTTGGAGAGAAATGCTCAGGCTGACGATGTGTTTGAACGCAACACTACCAAGGTCAGGGTACTGAAGAACAGGTTTAGTGGCTTAACAGGCCCATGCTGTAACCTGTACTATGATGCAATGACAGGTAGGCTTTCAGAGGTGAAGGAGGTAGACAATGCTAAAGCTACTAAGTAAACTCAAGTGCTTGCTAGGATTCCACGACAGTATGTACGTTATGTATGTCGAGACAGAAGAGGAAGTCTGTGCAAGGTGCGGTAAGATAATTGCTGGGAAAATTAAATGAGATGTAGGGCTTGTGATGCTTTACTAACGGACTACGAGGCGACAAGGAAGTCGGCAGAGACTCTCGAATTTATAGACCTTTGCAATAACTGTTACCGTTACATAATAGATGATGTCGACACTATAGATCGTGAGGACTTGCGAGACATAGCAGACGAGGAGGAGACATTACCGCATGAGTACGATGAAGAAGACGATCTATTTAGATATTGAAACTAACATGGCACACAATGTTATCTGGTGCTGTGGTGTGCAGGACGATCAAGGCAGTACGATGTTCACTGATAACATAGGTCTTCAGGAAGTCATCGACAATGCTGACGAAGTAGTAGGACACAACATCATAGGCTTTGACGCTCCTGTTCTGGAAGCAGTGTGGGGTGTGAAGATACCAGCCAGTAAGCAGACAGACACTCTTGTGATGTCTAGGCTGGCACACGCTGACGAAAGAAAGCATAGCTTGGAGGTCTGGGGAGAGAAGTTAAAGTTCCCGAAGATAGACTTCGATGACTATGACGGAGGGCTAACAGAGGAGATGAAGGGCTACTGTGTGCAGGACGTAGCACTGACAGCCAAGCTACACGAGACATTGATTAATGATTTAAAGGAGTTCTCTGCTAGGTCTATCAAGCTAGAGCATGACGTAGCTTTTATCCTGAAGCAACAGGAAGTCAATGGCTTTAAGCTGGACATTGAGAAGTGTAACGACTTGTTCCTGACTGTAGAGAAAGAGATGGAGCAGATAACAGAGAGGCTACAGTTAGTCTTTCCTCCTGAGTGTACTCCCAGGCTGTCAGAGAAGCAGACTCAGGAGTTCATGGGCAAGACCATACCGAAGTTCAACAAGGCAAAGCTACAACCATTCAACGTAGGGTCACGCCAGCAGATAGCAGAGAGACTTATGCTACATGGTGTCAAGCTGACTGAGAAAACAGAGAAGGGACAGTTGATAATCAACGAGAAAGTGTTAGCCAAGCTGGACACACCAGAGACTAGACTAATCAATCGCTACTTGATGTTACAGAAGAGAGCAGCACAGACAGAATCATGGCTCAAGGCAGTATCGAGGGACGGTAGAGTACATGGCAGAGTCATCACCAACGGTGCTATCACTGGACGTATGACACACGTGAGTCCAAACATGGCACAAGTACCAGCCGTCAATGTTCCTTTCGGTAAGGACTGTCGAGCTTGCTGGACTGTGGATGAAGACAATGTATTAGTGGGTGCTGATGCTAGTGGCTTGGAGTTAAGGATGCTGGCACACTACATGGACGATGATGATTACACGCATGAGGTTCTCTCTGGTGACATACATACAGCCAACCAAAAAGCAGCAGGTCTGTCCACAAGAGATCAAGCAAAGACATTTATCTATGCTTTCCTGTATGGTGCGGGAGCAGGTAAGATAGGCGAGATAGTCGGAGGGTCTTACAAGAAAGGCACTGAGTTGATAGAGGCGTTCCTTGAGAACACGCCAGCACTTAGTAAGCTAAGAAGTAAAACAATGTCACAGGCTTCCATTCAGAACAGGGAAGGAAAAGCCACTCTTGATGGGCTGGACGGTAGGAAGTTGATAGTACGGTCAGAACACTCCAGCTTGAACACCTTGCTACAAGGAGCAGGAGCTATAGTTATGAAGGAAGCTCTGGTGTTGCTGGACAAGGCACTTAAAGAACACAGGCTACCACACAAGTTCGTGGCTAATGTCCATGACGAGTGGCAGATAGAGACTCCTGAGTGGGCAGGACAGGCTATAGGTTTGCAAGCTGTCTATGCTATTCGGGAGGCTGGAAAGACTTTAGGACTTAACTGTCCTTTAGATGGTGAGTTTAAGATAGGGAAGACATGGGCTGACACCCATTGACATTCTTACTGTCTTAACTTATGATTAATAACGCAATACTATAAAACTGAAGAGGAAATTAATATGTCTACTCCTAAAACCGTAGTCAACGCTGACATTTACTGGGCTTTCTTAAACACCAAGAACATGAATGACAAGTTCTCTGTTGATCTTTGCAATCTTAGCGAAGCTGCTGTAGAGAGTCTGCAAAGCATGGGACTGTCTGCTAATACCAACCCGAAGCAACCAGAGAAAGGTAAGTTCATCACTTGCAAAAGTGGATTCCCGATTAAAGCGTACAACGCTGCTGGTGATTTAATCTCAGAGATATACGATGAGAATCTTAAAGTAGCTAACGAGTCCAAAGCCAAGGCTGTGGTGTCTGCTTATGATTGGCCTAATGGTAAAGGGCGTTCTCCACAACTGAACAAGCTCTTCATCACAGACCTGATACCCTATCGTAACGGGGCTACCTCCGCAGACGATGGCCCTGCTACAGCTATGGAGCTTGAAGACATAGCTCTTTAGTCACCACCAGAGAGAGCCAAGGAAGGCTCTCTTTTCATTTGAGGAGAGACAAAATGATACTGATAGACGCAGATATTCTATGCTATAGGATAGGCTTTGCTACACAGGAAGAGACATCAGGCAAGTACATACTGGATGTGCTGACTAACTACATATCTAACATCTTAGTACAAGCCTCTGACTCCGAAGACTTCCAACTCTATCTCACAGGCAAGACTAACTTCCGCAACGAGATAGCCACCACTGCGCCCTACAAAGGCAATCGTAAGTCAGAGAAGCCAAAGCACATGGGTTTCATTAGGGCTGCATTACAAGGAGACTGGGGTGCTATTGTCTCTGTTGATGAAGAAGCAGACGATGCCATAGCTATCAAAGCTACAGAGCTAGGCGATGACTGTGTGATGTGTAGTGTCGATAAAGACTTTGACCAGATACCAGGATGGCACTACAACTTTGTTAAGCAGCACAAGTATTACGTTACACCAGAGGAAGGTCTGTTCTTCTTTTACAGACAGATTCTCATGGGTGACAGGATAGATAACATCATTGGTATTAACGGTATCGGTGAGAAGAAGTCAGCCAAGATACTAGAAGGCATGACAGAGCAGGAGATGTATGACAAGTGTGTTGAACTTCACGAGAGTGAGGAGAGAGTAATTGAGAACGCGAGGTTGTTATGG